GGCGTCCCGCTCTCCTGCGCGCCGCTAAGTTCTCACGCTGCGTCACAAATGCGCACGTCTCAGGGCTGTAACACTTGGCCGATATGTCTCGCGCGTCTTTGTCAAGTTGGTAGCTGCCGCCGTCGGTCGGGTAGTGCTCGGCGTACCACGTCGCGAATGCTTGGAAGTTCCGCCACGCGTCGCACACGGTCACCCCCTCGTATGAAGGCTGGTGGTGCTTAGCGCTTCGGTAGTAGCACCGACGCATCATTGCGCGCCACGTCTGGTATGGCTTGGTGTCTGCCCCCTTGTGGTGCGCCTTGTGCTCTCCTGTGCCTATGCAGCCGACGCCAAAGACGGACGGTGCTAGCGGGTCACGCAATGCGGGCCTGTCTGACTTGACCAGTCTCGCCTTGGTGGTCTTGAGCGTGTGCCCCGTGTTGGTGAATACCACCCACACGTTGTCGCGGTTCTTGTACGCCGCGACTGTTGCCGGTCCGCAGTGTTTGGTCTGGAATGTCTGGCCTATCATGTGCTTACCCTGTTCGTATATTGTGCGTAACACTGTAGCAGTAGGGCGGCACAGTGTCAAGGGCTTAGCGCAGGCGCGCGAGCTGTCGTGCCAGCGCCTCGCCGTAGTAGCGCGGGAGCTGCTGCGCCTGAGCGTTAGCCGCAGGCATGAGCCACGGGTTGCGTGGTATGTTCACGCTCTTGCGCGACAGGTCTTGGATCATTTCGACGCGTGGCTTGCGCTTGCCGCCGTATACACGGAACAGGCCCTTGCGTCGCTGTAGCTCTAGGAATATGTGCCGCTTGCCTGTGCGTACTGCCTCCTTCACTGCTATGGCATTGCGCTGCTTACGGTTGCTACTGCGAGAGCGGCCCGCTAGTGTGATGCTGCTCACCTTGTTAGGGCGTCGGACCATCTTCTGGCGTGGCTTAGCGCCTCGGCCTTCTCCCGATGCTACCGACGTTGGTATTGCGACGCCGTTCTTGCCTGTTGAGTCTTCACGGCCGCCGAGCTCTTGCGTCTCCATGTATGGCCGTGTCGACCCCACCGCAGCCTCTAGCGTCATTCTGTTGGCTTTGTTGACTAGGATCGACCTTTGCGTCCATGTGTTCCTTAGCGTCATTCTACCGCCCAGCTGTTGGCGTGCGTCCTTCATTGTTTCGAATGCTGCCCGGTTCACCGTTTCGAGTTCTGCAAACAGTATGCCCCTGCTGTTTAGTCTCTCCAGCTTGTTTTCGAGTTGGCGCACCTGCGCCGCGTTAATTGTGATCGTCATGTTATGCCCTCCAGCGGTTCGTTTCTATCAGTCTAGCACACGTTGTTAATTTAAAACACTTGGTCGCTCAGTATAGGGCTAATACGGGGCTAATACGTCGATCCGCTATATATACCCCCTATCCCTCTTATATACTTCTTATTCTTTTATTCTTTACAACAAAACAACAAACAATAAGAAAGGCCAACAAAAACAGCGGTTTGGCTGTTGTACTTTTAGCCTCTGACGGGACAACAGAAAAAACAACAAACCAACAACAGGCCGCGTGTTGCTTTTTAAAAGTACAACAGAAAAAAAGGGTTGATTTATGGGTGCAAGACGTTTATGCTTTCCCCCCTACACGATTAAGTAAGGAGCTACCCATGAACTTTAAACGCCACGCCTTGCGAGAGATACACAGCAACGGCCTGCCCCTGACTCTGCACATAAACGCCCCGTGCCCTGTCGCAACCGTCGAGGGCGCGATAAAGAGAGCGGCAGCCGACCTAGCGCAACCCGTCGACGTCAAAGTCGAAATAGCCGACGACCTCGTCTCGTTCCACATCACCCCCCGTGATAAGACACCCCGCGAGGAAAGGCGCGAAGTGCTCAACAGCTTTCAGTTCCCGACGTACACTGAGTACGCCCGCCACACCTTGCAGCACGCAGGTAAGGGGGAAGGCGTTCTTGTTAACCATTTTAATATGGAGCGCAGGGCAGCGCACGCAGCGATACGATACGCCGCTAAGCCTGAAAAGGTTCAGATCAAGAAGGTCAACCACAACGTCTCAAGGGTGACCCTCCTATGAACTTAGCCCAGCAATTAAGCGCGTACGGGCTGCCAGTATTCCCCGTCACGGCTAAAAAGCGCCCATCGGTTAAAGGTTGGCAAACGCCGCTACCCCCTAACGAATACCAGTGGCCAACGGGCAAAGTGGGCGTGCCTATCCCGGCGGGCTGCTTTGTGATCGACCTCGATGTTTACAAAGGCGTAACGCGCCAAGCAGTTGAGCAAAGGCTGGGTTGTACGCTGCCATGGGACGACGCGCTGATCCAAAGAACAGCCAACGGCGGTGAGCATTACGCTTTCAACCATAACGGCGACGAGCTTATGCAAGGGTCTGATCTGTTCAAGTTAGTGGGCTTTGATAGCCGACGAGCTGGCGCGGGGTTCATTGTTACCGGTGAAGGGTACACGGCGAATCGTTTCGGCGTTGGTGCCTTAGCGTACCCCGGCACATTGCCTGCACTGCCTCCCACCGCCGCTTTAGCATTACGGAAACCCGAGCGTGCGGCCGAAAAGCCCACCAAGCCACTAACCCCGCAAGAAGTAGAAAACGCCAAGAGCGCGCTGGCTACTATTGACCCGGACGAGGGCCGCGACGATTGGATCAAGGTCCTAATGGCCGTGCGCCACCTATTCGCAGACGACGCGGAAACAGGGCTGCAAGTGTTCCACGATTGGTCCGCGGGTGAGTACACCGAAGACAGAGAGCCGCCGTCGAAGTACCTAGACTACGACCACGTCGCGGCACAATGGGACAGCATCAAACCAAGCGGTGGAGTATCAGGGGGCACGCTATACCATAAAGCTATGGAGAACGGCTGGCGAGCGCCTGCGGGCTTTGATGCCTCTAGTGTATTCGGCCAAGGCGCGGCAGCGATTGACGTATACGGCGACATGATCGACGATATTAACGGCAACGCCCTGAACCCAAAGGAGCAGCCGCGCATAATTGACGCGGTGAACAACTTCCCCGGCAGCCCGACACAATTAGCCGCGCTCAAGGGCTTAGTGATCAAGTTGCTAAAAGAGGACAACCAATTAACTAAACAGCTCCGCGAAATGCTGGACGGCGGCAAAGCGCCAACCAAGGCGACGACCGACGCTGCCTCAGTCGCAGAGCTCCCGGCGATCGTCACACTGGACCAAGTGCCGGAAAGACAGATCAGCCGAGCAACAGGCGCGCACGGTTCAAACGCGGCGGTCATGCTGTCCGAGGTATTCGGCGGCCGTTTGGCAATGTTTGACGGTGTTCTGCGCTGGTGGACTGGCGTCGAATGGCAAAGAGCGGACGAAGACGTGCTCAACCGATTGGCCTCTGCTGCACTGTCACCGGACCAAGACAAGATGCCGAACGTCAAAGGCACCGTCCAAGCGTTAGCACTTAAAGCGCCAAGACGGGACAGCGCGAAAGCCGACCGCCGTGTGTACTTCCAAAACGGCGTCCTAGACGTTGAGGCCCAGACGTTCAACGCGCACAACCCAAGCAACAACAACACGGGCGCGCTGTCGGTCAGTTATAACAATGCCGCACCGCTTGGCGAGTGGGGCGCGCATTTAGACCGCATCTTTGGCGGCCTGTACGACGGGCAAGACAGGATCGCGCTATTGCAGGAGGTCGTGGGGTGGTTGCTGATAACGGACGACCTCAATGTTCAAAAGTGCGTAGCGTTTGACGGCGCAACCCGAGCGGGCAAGGGTGTGATCTTCGATGTGCTGGCGGACATTATCGGCACGGGTAAGTGTGGCTTTGCTAACTTCGCCAACCTAGCAAACGGCAAGACCCAGTCACTATTCATGCACCACGATGTGGTCTTTGACCATGAAGGAAAGCAACCGCCACGCCAAGAAGTCAAAGAGGCGATCGGCTTTATGAACAAAGTAGCGTCAAACGAGCCGGTCAGTATTCAACTGCTTAACGTACAAACGCCATGGACGGGCCGCTTAAATAGTAAGTTCCTTTTTGCTTGTAACGGGATCCCGGTTATGGTGGACGACTCAGGGGCGAGCACGACCCGCTTTCTGGTCCTACGCTTCGACCGTTCGTTTGAAGGGCGCGAGGACAAGGGCATAGCGGGGAGAATGCGCCAGTGTTTGGAAGGCGTCGCCGCGTGGGGTATCGTTGGACTGCAGCGACTACTTGCCAACGGCGGCCGGTTCACTCAGCCCGCTTCAAGTATTCAAGCAACCGACGACATGAAAGACGGCAACCAACCGCTGCGCGAGTTTATCACAGAGCATTGCATGATCGGCGCGGGCCTGCGCTGCCACGCGAAGGACTTGTGGGGAGCGTACCGCGTTTATGTCGCCGACGCCAACATCAAAGCGAGCAGCAAGCACGCGTTCTTCCGTAGCTTACGGGCGACGCTATTAGCCGGACCAGTCGAAGAGAAGAAAGGCCTGCGCATAGACGGCGTAGTGTCTAACGGCTTCGAGGGGATCACTATTAACACATTAACCACCAACGGCAACAACATAGTAGCCGGAACCTTTGGGAAACAATAACCAATGAACAACAGCTTAAATATTTTATCTGATATAACCGTTTTTAATAAATACGCGCGCTATCTGCCTATAGTGGAACGCCGCGAAGACTGGGCTGAGATAGTCGGCCGCAACTGCGACATGCACGTCAAGCGGTACCCAGAGTTGGCCGAAGACATTCAGCGCGTCTTCCGTGACTTCGTGATCACTAAGAAGGTGCTGCCGTCCATGCGCTCGCTACAATTCGGCGGCCGCCCTATTGAGTTAGCCAACAACCGGGTCTTTAATTGCGCCTACATGCCGACGGACCACCCGGACGCGTTCAGCGAAATGATGTTTTTACTATTAGGCGGCACCGGTGGTGGTTATTCAGTCCAGCGCCAGCACGTCGCCAAACTGCCAACCGTACAAGGCACCAACGACACGCCGCGCCGTTTTGTGATCGGTGACTCAATCGAAGGGTGGGCGGATTCGGTCAAGGTACTGATCGAGGCGTATTTCTACGGCAAAGCGCGCCCGGTCTTCATATTTGACGACATACGAGAGAAAGGCGCACCGCTGATCACTTCCGGGGGTAAAGCGCCGGGCCCTGAGCCGTTGCGCGTTTGCCTTGAAGCACTCGAAGGCGTGCTGCTTGGTGCCGCTGGCCGTGACCTCAAACCGATTGAAGCCCACGACATGATGTGCATTATTGCCGACGCGGTCCTTGCTGGCGGTATTCGCCGCGCGGCCCTGATCTGCTTGTTCAGCCGCGACGACAAAGAAATGTTAACCTGTAAGACGGGCGCATGGTGGGAGACTGCCCCATGGCGCGGACGTGCTAACAACTCGGCGGTACTGCCACGGGGTCAAGTGTCGCGCGAAGAGTTCGACCACATTTGGCGCATTGTTGAAATGAGCGGAGCGGGCGAGCCGGGCGTATACTGGACCAGCGACGAAGACTGGGGCACCAACCCTTGCTGCGAGATCGCCCTTCGTCCTTTCCAGTTCTGCAACTTAACCGAGGTCAACGCGTCCGACGTAGTGGACCAGCACGACTTCAACGAGCGAGTAGAGGCCGCAGCGTTTATTGGCACACTGCAAGCCGGTTACACCGACTTTCACTATCTGCGCCCAGTATGGCGCGAAACAACCGAGAAAGACGCGCTGGTGGGCGTAGGGCTAACCGGGATCGCTTCCGGGGCTATCCTCGGCTTAGACTTGAGCGAGGCGGCAGAATGCGCCAAGCACATGAACGAATTCACCGCCAACTGGATCGGCATTAACCAAGCGGCGCGAGTGACTACGGTCAAACCTGCAGGCACGACTTCGCTTGTTGTCGGGTCTTCGAGTGGTATCCACGCTTGGCACGCCGCGCACTATATCCGCAGAATGCGCGTAGGCAAGAACGAGGCGCTCTACCGCTATATGTTGGAGAAAGCCCCGGCATTAGTCGAGGACGACACTTTCAACCCTCAAGGCGCTGTGCTTAGCTTCCCGCAGAAGGCACCAGACGGGGCCATAATGCGCACCGAAAGTTCGGCCGAACTGTTAGAACGTGTTAAGCGTTTCAACCTTGAGTGGGTGCGAGCGGGCCACCGTGACGGGGTGAACACGCACAACGTCAGCTGCACGATCAGCCTAAAGGCCGAAGAGTGGGAGCCAACAGGCGAGTGGATGTGGGCTAACCGTAACGACTACAACGGGATCGCCGCGCTACCGTTTGACGGCGGGACTTATGAACAAGCGCCTTTTACTGATTGCACCGCCGAGGAGTACGCCGAGCTATTGCCACACCTCGAAGGCCTGAACATGCACGACGTGATCGAACATGGCGACCACACGGACTTGAAGGGCGAGGCGGCCTGTGCAGGAGGTGTTTGTGAAATAATCTAACCGCCCGCCATCCAACGCCTAAACACTAGCCGCATTTATTTGCGGCTTTTTATTATTAGTTGCTTGACTTGTGCTATTAGTCTGCTATTATTACCTTATCAACAGCAAACAACAGGACGCAACGCCATGACATACGAAAGAGCACAACAACTTCTAGGCTTTACCTCTCCAATGAGCCGCGAACGCCGCGCAGAGTTAGCGAAGTGTAGACTATCAACCCGCGCGCCGGGCTCTCCTTTACGTTACGGCGTTGCTTGCCGTGTACTGATTGAGGGGGCGAAATAATGACCAGATCGCGCGGAGTATTCCCGAACGGTGACGGCACTTTCACCGCTATGACTTTCACCCAAAGCAAAACCTTTAAAACAGAACGCGGCGCGAACAACTGGTACGCCCGCAAAACAGGAGCACAACTATGAACCAGCAACAATTCGATCTAATAGTCGACCAGCGTTTCGCGCGCCTCAACACGGCAACCATTGACGCCTGCCGGGCGGTTATCATTGACGGCCTGAGCTCGTACTCTGCCGAGGACGCTTTCAAGTGTGGCCGCGGTACGGTTAACCGCTACGTGCTCAAGATCAACGCCGAGATGGCATTCTGTGAAGAGGTGGCAAGCCATGCGGAATAAGATCAAGGGGGCGGTGGCCGGGCTGTTAGTGCTGGCGGCGTTTGGCCTAGTCGGCCAGATGGACTACGAGGACGCAGTAGCGCAGCACGCGCACTGTTTGGCAATGGTTGAGGCGGGCAGCTGGCCCGCGGAGGTGTGCGAATAATGGCAGAACATAAAGCGAGACAATACGGCGACGAGTTGCAGTGCCATATCTGCGGCAAGACTTGGGAAGTTAACGACCCGGAGCCGCCACCGTGTATAAATGAAGAAACGCCGTACACGCCGAGAGTGACGAAAAAAGGCGCTAAAAAGCGCCAGATTAGAAGGAGGATCGAAGAGTTGCGCGAGCAGCTAGAACTGTCACGCGACCGCTAGTTCAATCGCCCGGCGGCGCAATGCCTCCGGGGCCTTTTTGGCGTGCTCGTCATGCGCCACCAATCCTTGAGCCAATACCACCAGATCTTCTTTACTGATAGCCGCCCGAATAATCGCACGCTGCAACTGTGGCATAGTCCCGAAATGATAAGTCAAAGCCGGAGGCGTTACGCCCAGCTCGTCCGCTATCTGTTTGCGCTGGACCTGTGTGTAGTGCGTAACCGCGGCAAGGCGTAAAGCCACGCCCACGATCTCTTCTTTGCGTACTTCTGGTTTTTGTCTTTTATGTTTCATTGCTAATTTTCTCCGCGTTAATTATGGCGTTAGTATCGCGCGCTTGCTTCTCGGCGTCAAGTATTCTCGCCCGTGCAATTTCTGCGTACTCTTCGGAAAGTTCAAAGCCCATGAACCGGAAGCCCTCAAGAACTGCGCCCCGGCCCGTGCTGCCGCTACCTGTGAACGGGTCAAGAATAAGCCCACCCGGCGGTGTTATTAACCGGCAAAGCCAGCGCATAACCTCGGTCGGCTTAACAGTTGGGTGCACGTTCTTGCCGCCACCTGTTCGCCCTGCTCCTGATCGTGGACTGTTTAGCCCTGCGCTGCCCTCTTCGCGGCCGCCCGTACATTCGCCAGCCGTTGCCGTGCCGAAGTCCTCCAGCCCTGCTTCACGGTCTGCTTTGGTGGCCTTGGTGCTGTAGAAGTAGCGGTCCATTGGCTCAGGCAAGCAACCGTCGTGCATGACGTTGCCCGGCCAGCGTCCGCCCGTTATTCTGCAGCCTTCGATATTCAAAGCGCCCAGCCCGTGCTTCTGCACGTTATGCGCAAAGGTGCCGTCTAATGGCTTGCGGCATAGTACGATCGGCTCGTGGCAAGGCTTCAAGGCGGTGCCCCACCCTTCCCACTGCTTGGCGGCGTCGCTGTGTGCGTTAGTAATTGCCCCGATCTGTGCTTCTCCTTGGTCGCGCGAGTCGTCGTACTTCTTGCGCCAGTTGGCCGCGCCGCTGCTCTTCTCGTGCTGGCCGACGACCTCCCGGTTGTGCCAGTCTGCGCCCGGCTCGCCTTTGTTGCCATTTAGCACCATAAGCAATTTGCCGATCCGCGGTGGTATTGTCGGCCACTTCAACAGCTCCAACAACTGCGGGACCTGTTCGAGTGTCGGGATCGACGGTTGCGACTTCTGAGAGGTCCAGTGCCCGGCCATGCCCGCAAAACCGAACGCGTCGTCGATCGCTTTGTTTGTTATGCCTGCGGCGTCTCGCATTGCGCCGATCCATTTTGTCACCTCCAACACGTCGTCACGGTCATGGCGCTGGCGGTCGATCGCCTTGTCTATCGCCATTGACTTAGGGAACCCGGAGCCATACAGCCAGTGCAGCATGTCCACGACCTCGAACCCACCAAGGCGCAAAGACATAGCCATTAGATCGACGGTACGCGAACCGGCGAAGGCGACAAGGTAGCCGCCCGGCTTCAATACGCGGAACGCCTGCTCCCAGACCAACGGCCCGGGCACGAAGCTGTCCCACTTCTTACCCATAAAGCCGCCACAGTTGGGGCTGTACTCGTCGCCGTTAAGCCAATGCGCCAACACCTCGCGCATGTCCGGCTGCTTGCTCAAGCCGTACGGGGGGTCTGTGACAATAGCGTCCACGCTGTTAGCCGGTAAAGTTGACATGCCAAGGCGGCAGTCCATATTAATGATCATGGTTTGACCTTCTCCCATAGTTTTAATTTAATATTTTGAATGATTTCAGGCGGCACCATTGACTCACCGCCGGGGATAACCGACGACGTGTTGCCAGACACAGCCCAAACCGTGACCCCGTAATTGATAGTAGCGCCGAAGCCGCGAGTTATTGGGATAATAGTCACCTCGACTTTAAACCCCGGAAACTCTTCACTAATGCTTGCGGCGATTGTCATAGTTGCACGCCGCCCGTGCTGAAAAACGCCACGCCGCCTTTGCCTGCGACCAGTTGCAGCCAGTTAAGCTGAGCCACCTCGTGGTCGTCGCCTTTGTATTTCCAGCCGGGGCGCTTAGTCTCCACGGCTATGAATTGGCCGATCGTTGAGCCCACAAGGTCGGGCGTGATCAGCCTTGGCATAATGCCGATCAGGTCTGAGGACTTGATCTTGCTGTTCAACTTGGCGCTATCGTTACAAAGCCCCCAGCGGATCGGCGCTTGCTCGACCTCGAACCGGAAGTTGCAACGCGGGCAGCTGTGCTGTTCTTTGCTCTTGCTGGCCCCTACGTTGTTGCGCCACGCTAGGCCGCCTTGTTTGGCTATTTGTAACCGAGCCGCCTGTTGTGCGTACGCTTCCGACTTGATCGGCGTGCCTTCCGGCGAGTGGTGCGCGTCGGCGTGCAATATCTGCTGCAATTCTTGCGCGGCTTGCGGGTGGCGTTGAGCCCATGCTTGGTAGTTCATGCCGTGCCCCCGTTCTTAATGTACGCTAGTATTAACGCGTCCCATACGTCACGCAACAACGGCGTCGCGCTTCCAAGGCGCAATGTCTTGGCGCGTTCTGCTTCACGCTGTGCGCCCGGGCTCTTCTCGCTACCGGGTAGGAAGACGATCGCCTCGCACTGCCCTAACATGACGAGGTCGAGCTCCATATAGTGCTCGTAGTCCGCCCAGCCGTGGCCGAGGCACGCAGGGTTGCGCACCTCGTGGCCTTGTTCTTTTAACGCCAGCTCCGCAAGGTTAAAGCTGTCAAGGTTAAAGCCGGTTAGCCCTGTCATTGGGCCTGCTATGTAAATAATTGCCATTAATCAGAGCCCCCCAGCTTAACGCCTTCTTGAGTAACGCGGATCGCGCAAGCGTCAACCGGCTTTAGGGCTTCGGCTAGCTTTAACATAGCTGCGCTGTTTGCCTCGTTAGCCTCCGCCTGAGCGCGTAAAGCCTCCGCCAAAACCCGGGTGGCCCCGTCGGCCTCCATGTGCATTTGAATATTACAATTAGCTATAGTGTTGCCGCCTAGCTCTTTCTTGGCTTCTTGAACGGCGTCTTTAATGTACTGTTGTGTTCTAGTTGTCATTGTCTCTTATCCTGTTAGTTAATAACTTTCGTCGATAAAGTTAACGCATACCGGGCGCAGTGTCAAGCATAAACCGTGCGGCTATTTTATCCGCCAGTGCGTCCGTGTCTTTCGCGTCCAGCATAAAGGCGGTGGCAATATCGACCCCGAAGCGCAGGAAGAACCGGCGGTGGATCTCCCCCATGTCGCGGCCCTCCTGAGCGCCTACCCACCACTTCACCAGATTGCGCAGGACTTCCCGGCGGTGTTTGGCTGCTTGGTGGCGTTTGAGGTCTTGAGAGCGGGCGATCGGTGGCAAGTTGCGGGCGAACTGTCCGCGCTGGTGCTCTTCGTCGCTGCAGTCTGCCTTGCGCATTTTCTCGAATAGCTTCGCCATGGCCTCGACGTCCAGTTCGGCCAAGTCGCCGTCGACCTGTTCGGGCACACTGCGGCCCGCTGGCTCTGGCACTGCGCCACAATATGGGCACGCCTTAAAGAATGCCTCGTACGGTTGCGAGCAGCAATCACACACGCGCTGGGGGATAGTGTCGGAAGTTGCTCGGCTGCCCTTCTCTTTGCCGTCTAGGGTCCACTGGCGCGGCCAATCGGGCATGCCGTGGCGTTCCCAATTGCGCACCGGGTCAATGATCACCGCGTACGGCTTCGGACCGTTGGCAATGGCAGCCCGTCGGCCTTCCGCTGTGCTTAGGTCGTACCCTTCGGCATAGACAACCCGGAGAACGCGGCCGCACATTTGTAAAAACTTGTTAAGTGACTGCGTAGGGCGTGCAAGGATCGCACACTCTGCGGCGGGCACGTCGTAGCCCTCGTCGAAGAGGTCCACATTTACGAGCTGTAACATTGAGCCGCCCGCGAAGTCGTCGTTCGCCCTGTCGCGCACGCCGTCTTCCGTGTTGCCGTCTAGTGCTATGGCCCTGCCGCCCATTTCGTTGAAGCGGTTCGACATTTCGTTAGAGGTTGCAACGTCGGTGGCGAATACGATCGCCCGCTTGCCTTTGGCGAATTGGTTGTACTGCTTCACCACGTCGCCCACTAGGTGCGATTCTACGACCCGGGCGCGAAAGGCTTTCGCGTTGAAGTCACCCGAGGCAGTAACCGCCACCCCCTCCAAGTCTAGGTCGGTTGTTGGCGCGTAATACTTAAACGGCGACAGGTAGCCCTGCTCGATCAGCCACTTAACCTGTGGGCCTTCCACCAGCTCTTGCGCGAAGCCGTCGGCGTCTTCGCCTAGTCCCTTGCCGTCCGCTCGCTCTGAGCACGCGGTCACTTGCAACAGCTTAGCGTTGACCATGCAATCGACGGCGCGAGCCCATAGGCCGCTGCTAACATAGTGGTGCCCCTCGTCGAACACACACAGCGTCACTTGCTTGATCCAGCTTTGCAGGGCGGTATTCTTCCCGGCGCTCTTACTGGTTAACGTCTGCACGGACGCAACGCCGCACAGCGCGTCGGGGTCTACGAACGACTTCCCGAACTTCTTCAAGTGCTTGCGGCGTGCTAGGCGGACTGTTGCCGGTGGCGCTACTACTCTATGGCTAACGCCCAGCATTGCGAGGCTACAAGATATTTGCACCACGATCTCTTTGCGGTGTACTACGGCAGCCGACGCGCCCTTGTGGTCGTGGATAATACTCGCAAACACGACCGTCTTCCCGGCACCCGTTGCCATTACCGCCAGCACGGCCCGCACACGTTCCCACGCTGCGGCGATCGCTTCTTTTACCGGTAGCTGGTAGTCCTTTCTTAATTTAATCATATTGCGCCGCCACCTCTTCGTCGGTCATTGTGTCAAGGGCGAACACCTCGCGGCCGTCCGTAAATTTGCGGCGGGTGTATGTGGAGATCCAGAACGTCTCCGGCTTTTTTGGCGGCTCTGCGCCACGACTCACTACGCAAAAAGGCCCCGGCATACGGGCGTCCCCCCGCACTTGGTCGCGCAGTCCGCAAATGCGTTGCGTTCTACCGTCTAGCGCGCCGCCTATAAATAGTATTTTAGCCATTGTTTTAATTATCCCCGTGAAAGTAGTTGACTATGTGCATCATAACTGCTAACTTTATCGGCGTCAATTAACAAAACCCAAACGGAGCAAGAAAACACATGACTATTAAAATTGAATTCCCAGCCGACCGCACCGACATAGCGTTGGCAATCGGCCAAGCACTAACGGCAATCGGCCAAGGCAAGGCGCTACTTAACAGCCCTGCGCCTACCACAGCTGCGGAAGACTTCAAAGGCCAAGCAGCGGCAGAGCAAAACGTCGCGGACATGATGGCAGATGAAGGCACCGCACACAACGCGGCGCAAGCAGGACCTACCGTTGAACAGGAAGCCGAGGTAGACGCGGCGTTTGAAGACAGCGACATAGCGGGCGACACTTTCGGGGGAAAGCCCGAACAGTCAACTGCCGGACCCGGTGCGGACGCTGCCCAAGGTGCAGCGGCTGCTAGCGATAACCTAGACGAAAAGGGCGTAGCGTTTAACGGTGAGTTCTGCTCGAAGGCTGCACAACCGTTCTACGGCAGCGGCAAGAAGAAAGGCCAATGGAAGAAACGCCAAGGCGTTGACGAGAGGGCCTACGATGATTGGTATGCGGACGAGCTGTTCAGCGGCAAGATCGAAGACACCTCGAAGGGGGAAACAACCAGCGACAGCAATGTAGCGGCTAACACGTTCGGCAGTAACAACCAGCAAGCAGCCACCGACGAAGCCACGCCGAAAGACGCCGGGCAGTTAATGAAGTGGGTCAGCGAACAGCAAGCCGCGGGCAACATCACGCAACAACAGGTGACCGACGTGTATAGCCAGCTTCAGCTACCATTCGACGCCGTTATGAACCCGGCCTACCCGGTCGCCCAAAATTGCGCGGCTATCTACAACCACTTAAAAGGGCAAATCTAATGCAACACGCCATCCTTGCGCCAAGTAGTGCCCCGGTTTGGGGGTTCTGCTCTGGCTCGGTAATCGCAGCGCAAGCCGCGCCAAGCCCTGAGACTGAACAGACCCGCAACGGCACCGCTGCGCATTGGGTGGCGTCTGAATGCCTCGAAGGTTGGAGCGGTGCGAAGTTAGGCAACAGCTGGAATCCTGTCGATTATATCGGCAGGGCCGCCCCGAACGGCGCCATTATCGACGTGACACACGCGGACGGGGCCGACGTCTATGTCACCGACGTGATCGGCACGCTATCCGAGATTGAAGGCGGACGCGAGGCGCTAGTTGTAGAGCGCCGCACGTTTATGCCGTCAGTGCACCCGGACAACTGGGGCACCCCGGACGCATGGGCGAGGCTAGGCCCCCGGATCTATATCTGGGACTATAAGCACGGCCACGCCAAGGTTGACGCGTTCGAGAATTTGCAGCTTGTGGACTACCTCGAAGGCATACGGACCGAACTCGGGATCGATGGCCACGCGGATCAGTTCACCAGCGTAGACGCCCGAGTGGTCCAGCCGTTCGCGTATGACCCGAAAGGGCCGGTCAGCACTTGGCTGTTTACGCTGTGCGACATGCGCGGCCTAGTTAACCAGCTGCACGCCCAAGCGTGGGAAAGCCAAACGAACCCGACGTTGACAAGCGGCAAGCACTGCCGATATTGTCCCGCCCGGGGCCGCTGCCCTGCATTGCGCGCCGCTAGCTATAACCTGATCGACCTTGTGAAAGTGCCGGTAGCGTTTGACACTATGGCGGGCGACGACTTGGCAACCGAGCGCGAGATCCTACTCCGCGGCCAGACCATGCTCAAAGCACGGCTCGAGGCTATCGAAGACGACCTCATTCACCGGGTGAAGTCCGGCGACGCGTCGTGTGGTTTATCGCTTGAAGCGGTAGCGGGCCGCCTTGAGTGGACGGTCGCACCAGAACAGGCGATCGCCTCTGTCGGGCTGTTAGGGGTAGACATTCGCAAAGCACACTGCGACACGCCAACCCAAGCACGCGCCAAGGTCCCCGCGAAAATGCGCGAGTCTTTCGACACGGCGATCAAGGCAGTAAGTAAACGTAAATCATCAATTAAACTAATCGACGCAAGCGACACTATGGCCGCGCGCGTATTCTCTCGCAAATAATAGTTGACACGCGGGGCGACCTGCGTTAACTTTATCGGCGAAAGTTAATTAAACAGGAGGTCCTATGGACAACCAGCACAGAAAAATAAAAGGGTACCGCGAATTAAATCAGGCTGAAATTGATTTGATGAACCGCATTAAGGAACAGGGCGAAGTATTCGGCGGCCTCCTTAGCGAGTTGTCGGTACTACGCAATGCAGACCGCGAAGCGACGCACACTGCGGTAAAACGCGAAGAAGCGCCGCGACTAACCCACGAACAATTGGGCGAGTCTTGCACCGCGGTTGGCCTTGCAGAAGACCACCTAAAAACCGGTGTAATGTGGCTTGTCCGCGCTGTTGCACTACCTAGTTCTTTCTAACAACCAATTAACCACAAGTAAACGGAGCAAATAAAATGCCACAATTAGACCAGACCCACGTATTAGTAGAAAACGCGATCGTAGTATGGGACGCAATCACCCGCCCGGACGTTCGCGACGACGGTTCAAAAAGCCACAAGTTAAAAGTTGTGATCCCACCGGGAAGCCAAGACGCCCAGCTCGTCGAAGCAATGGCCGCGCAATGCCTGCAAGAGTCAAAGTGGAAAGGCGTCATGCCTAACGGCGGCAACTTCGCGATCAGCCAGGTGCAGCCGGGCGAGTTCAACAACATGTACAACGGCGGCTACGTGATCAACCCAAGCACTAACCGCTTACCGGATATTTTCGACGAGAGCGGCAACCGCTTAGACCCTATGCAGTACGGCAACTTACTGTACAGCGGCCAAGTTGTTAGCGTGATCGTGCACTGTTGGGACTACGACAACAAGTCGAAAGGTATCGCGACAGGCCTTGACGGCGTTCGCATTCACACCAGCTTAAACGCCCCGCAGCAACAATTCGGCGGCGGTGGTTATGACGCGGCCTCTGCCTTCGGTGCAGGTAACGGCGGCCAACAGAACAACGGCGGTCAGAACTTCAACCAGAACAACGGCGGTCAGAACTTCAACCAGAACAACGGCGGCCAACAGAACAACGGCGGTCAGAACTTCAAC